GACAATAACCCCATCAATCCAAGAATGGAAAATGCCAACCTAGGAAATATGCTTTGCAAGCACCGCCGATACAGCTTGGGCGATGAGAACAACATAAGCATCCAGCAAATATATCATGATGTGTTGGACATGTTGGATGGAAAAAAGAAAGATGTTGTTGCCCTTCCACTTTATCTTTATGACCATAGCGGTATTACCATGAATACCACTGGGTTTAGTTGTCCTTGGGATAGTGGATTGGTAGGATGCATATATGCTGATTATAATAAAATCCGCAGTTGGTATGGTGTGAAAAAGGTAACTAAAAACTTAATTGAAAAGGTAAAGGATATGTTTCGCAGCGAAGTGAAAGCGTATGACAATTATATTAGCGGGAATGTGTATAGTTACACAATATTAAAAGATAATGAAGAGATGGATAGTTGCGGAGGTTATCCTTATGAGGATGCATTGAATGAAGCAAAAGCAATCGTGGACAACATGGCAAGCCATAAAAAGATGGTAACAGCATGACATACGGCGAGTGGCATAAGATTATGCGGGAACAGATTGCAATGGAGAATCTGATGGAACTATTAGGTAAAATAGAAAAACTGGAGAAGATGGAAAAGAGGTGGCATGATGTTGATGATGGAACTGATAGTGTTTGAATAATACTCTTATTGAAAAAATAAAAAAACTTGTCTAATAGACAAACCTGGATGAAGGTCAAACCTTTCCATAACACGCATTCATAAGTCTTCCTTACTTGATATAAAATATGATGAAATGCAAGTGTCTGATTTTTAAAGACTTGCAAAATCGACATTACCGAAAAATAAGTCTTTGATAATGAAGCATTTGCAGATGTTGAAATTTAACATTCTGCAAATCATTAATTCGTAATGAGTTGCGTTTGGGGATATATGGGGCGTTCATAACTCATTGAACATTAACATTTGCCGGACATGGATTCGAACCATGAAAGGGTGATCCAAAGTCACCAGTGTTACCATTACACCATCCGGCATCAAATACCGCTGATAACGAATAATTTAATGGTACACCATTCTATTTCTATTCTTTTCTTAATGATATGAAATTGTAATGCTAGGGATTCCAGCTCGAAGCTTCGAGACTGGCTATTCAGCCACAGCTTATAGTGTCTGCCTAGCATGGCTCAAAGCTATCAGAATTTTTAAAGAATGTAAAGCAAGAAAAGTGAAATGATATTTCAGTAAACAAGATCGATTCTTTTTAAAAAAAGTGTATGGTGAAAACATGACAAAAGAAAAAGCACTAGAGATTGTGAAAACCGCAGAAGCTGAATATGACCAGGACAAAGAGAATCATTTTGGTTTGGCATATCATATACGCATGATTGTTAATTGGAGTTACTATTATAATCACACTTATGAGTGTAATGCTTGGCAAAGATTTCATGAAGGAATGTGGGCAGATGAAACATGTAGCAGTGATGAAATAGCAGATATTTTAACAAGAAAGATAAATGAAATGGAAAATCTTTTGTTCAAGTATGGCAGATAAAGCTGATAATTTATGCAAAATAAAGCTGGACAATCCTTGTAAAATCTGCTCATATCAATCCATGAAGATTGGAATAGGCAACTGGACGCTAGTGGTTTCCTCTAGGAAACTTGGTGGACATTGTTTCCAAAATTCAAGAAGGAGATAGTTATGGCACATGACCTGTATATACGAAAAGACGGAACCGCCAGCATGATCAGTGGCAAGGGCATCACCCCTTGGCATCGATTGGGCAAGGTGGTTGAAGGTGCAGTGACAGCACTGCAGGCGTTGGTGGATGGTGGTCTCGACTTTGTGGTCGAGAAAATGCCCGTGTTTGCACGGGTTGGCGAGCAGATGGTGCGGGTACCTGATGCTTACAGCACGGTGCGGACTGACACTGGTGAACCGCTTGGCATTGTGGGTGAACGGTACAGCATATTGCAGAACCGCCATGCCCTTGACTTCTTTGACAAGCTGGTCGAAGAGGGTGAGGCAACCTACGAAACAGCAGGAGTGCTGGGTCGGGGTGAGCGGGTATGGTTGCTGGCCCGATTGGATGAACTGGGGTACACCATTGGTCAAGGTGACAAGATTGAAACCTACCTTGGTTTGTTTAACAGCCACAATGGTAAAAGCCACCTGCAGGTCAAGAGCATAAACACTCGTGTGGTATGCGCCAACACTTGGGCGGCGGCCATGGGTGAAACTGGCAAGCGGGATCACAAGATTCGTCACAGCGGAAACGTTGAGGGCAAACTGGATGCCGTTGCTGAAGTGATCAGTGAAGCGCGTTTGAATCAGCAGGTGCTGAAACGCATCTTTGATCGCATGCTTCTTACCAAAATGAGTGAGAAGCAGGGCGTGGAGTATTTTGAGCGGGTGCTCAATATCCACGAGATCAAGTCGGATGATCGTTCCACAAGGAGCATCAACGAACTGGATACTCTTCGTGGTCTGAGCATTCATGGTCGGGGAGTAGATAGTGCCATTCGGGGCACACTCTGGGCAAACTATAATGCCGTGACAGAGTATACCACTCATCATCGCACCATCAAAGGTGAGAAGGATGATCCTACCCTGCGCCTGACCAGCATCCTTGAAGGTCGGGATGCTGAACTGAATAGGCGGGCAATGGAGTTTGGGGAGATGCTACTGAACTAAAAGGGTTCAGGAAAGGTTCAGGAAGGGGCGGGGACTAATCATCCCCGCCCTTTTCTTTTATTATATAAAGTCTTTTACATTATGGGGTCGTTAATAATAAATGGGGTCGTTATATAAAAGGATGGCACTTCTATAAAGGGTGGTTGTTTTATATTAGGGGGTCTGTTTTGCAGGGGGTGGCATTAGAATCGCTAATGGGCAAGAACCGATTTTTTTTAAAACCCGGGGCGCATGCCCACAATTTTTTAAAATTTTTTTTTATAATTTTTTTTATATTTTTCTTATAATTTTTACACAATATCCAGAATAATCACTTTGCAAGCTTGTTACTTCTCCTATCTGAGTCGGCCCCTTAACATCCCTTAACCATGATACTGTAGGGTATTCTACTTTATCTCCTATGTTCACAGACAGATCAGTTTCATATGTATATTGTCCATTTACTACTACTTTCATATATCTCCTTTTTGTTTGTTTATTTTTACAAAATATTTAAAACAATTCCAGTTGCACAAGTTCTTTATTATTTTGTAAAATCTCTGGAAAGTTAAGAGGCGGGAGAAAGCCTGTCTCCTTCATTTCCTTTTCATATAATTTTATCATCCCTCTATCCCTGGCAACCGCCGCTTCTTTCACATCCCCGTAAAGTCCAAAACTATATTTCTTTCCGCATTTGCCTACCAAAGCTTCAAATTTTTTCCTATCTTTTCTAAAACAAACTCCCATGTATTTTGAAGATCCTTTTGTGCTTTTCTTTTTTTTTGCAGAATTTTGTTGATTGCTAAGAATTTGCAAATTTTCTATTCTGTCATTTGTTTTGTCTCCATCAATATGATCAATACACATTTTTGCAGATGGCATTTTTAGGTACTTGCCCCACCATATGACATTGCTTCTTTTCATGCTGTAATCTTTTCCATTCGCCCATTTACTAATGCGTACATAACCAAGCTTATGAAGTACTCCCATACTCTTGCCTGTTTTTCTAGAGTATACAATTCCGTTTTCCGTATCTACCCGCCACTCCTTTAGCATCTCATCCCTGCTTCCCCATGCTTTTTCTATACTTCTTTTCATAATTGTTATTTTATATATTTTTACAAAATATTATACCAATTCCAAGTTTAATAACAGTTGCACCATATTATTGTTAATATCATTTGGAAAGTTAAGATGTTGGCGACTATATTCTCCCCATAATTCAAAAGCTGCCTTGTCATATGCACGGGCTGCCTGTTCCTCCGTGTCATAATAACCGAAACTCAGATGTTTTCCTTTGTGTTGAAGACTGGCCCTCCATTTTTTGCTTTTTTTATGCGCATAATAACAAACTCCTTTGTATATGCTGCTAGTTCCATTTTTCTTAGGCATGTTTACTTGTTGCAGGATGTGGTCACTGGGTTGCAGATTAACATCCCGGTTATCATTTTTAACGTGATTAACATGATCTATCTCTTCAGGCAACCAACCGTATTTCATGTAAAAAATAATGTCATGAATATAATAAGGTTTATACTTTCCATTCGTACCATCTTTAATTCCTACTCTTAGATAACCGTCTTTGTTAGGCTTGTTTAATATAGCCCTTCCGGTTTTTTTACAATATAATATGCCATTACTGAAATCTGGTTTAAACAAATTTTTCAAATCATCCACACTGAATCTTCGCTGCAATACTTTCATAATCCATATATTATATTAAACGGTTGCTTATTCAATAAGCTTTTTAATTATGGTTAAAACATTCGTATAACACACCAGGACGCGTCAGGCATGGCACAAGGGCTATTCTTACCTTTTCTGCATCCTCCACCTTGTATATGCCAACATAAAGCTCGTCAGGAAGGCTGTGTTGATATTCGCCTTCCAGTTTTATCATTTTTTGCAATATAATATAATGCTGTATGTTTTGTTCCTTTGTTTTAGGTTGGATTGGTTGATCAAATTGCAGCAGCAGCTCTTCTAGGCTGTTTGGACCGTTTTTTACTTTATTATCCTGAAAATATTTTGTAAAAAATGAAACAAGTTTATGTAACATACTCCGGCAATAAAGCCAATAATAATTAGTGTTAATCCAATGCTGCAATCATTCACAAAAGCTTTAAAGGCAATGTAAAACCATTTTTTCATATTATATTAAAATCATTTGGCTCAATGGCACAATATAATTAATTGGATGATGACCGTCTCCGTATTTTTTCTGCACTTTCTTTTTGTCAAAATCCTTCCGGGTTATCTCTCCCAACACTTCTACCCTGTTAGGTTTTTTCATATCTACCCGGCAAAGCACATATAAAAGGGGCGGTTTGCGTTTGTTATATTCTTTCAAAGGTATTTTCAGTTCAGGCTGGCCCGGTCCAAAATAGGTTAAGGTTTTCACTTCAATATTTTTAAAATCTTCTCCACCATCCCGAACAGGATATATAACTGTGTTCACTTTTAATCCTTTAAGTTTTGCATAGGCCACTTCGCCAAACAGTCCCACGGTGTGCGGTTCATATTCATCTCCGGAATGAAAACGGCGAGCATTGCGAAAGCTTTTGTCTTTGCTGTCATGCCGTTTTTTAGCATGCAGTTTCACTGCACTTACCAGTTTGTCAGAAAGCTCAATTACCATCGTTGTGTTTGTTTACCAGTTCCGGCGAATATTGAGGTATGATTATGTTGCTTTCGCCTTTTTTACTTTCCAATGAGGATACTCTTTTTCTCAGATCGCTGCTGCTATAATCATGTCGTCGTTTGTGATAATAAAGCTCAATGCCATTTTGCATGCAATATTGTTTGCCAGTAAAGTCCCGATCCCGATATTCCTCGCTAAGAAATCGAATGTTTATTTTCTGTGTCATGAGCATTTGCAGCAGATCATATTCAGTATCATATACCAATATCTCATCCACATATTTGCAAGCTTGCAGTTGCACATACCTTTCATAAATGCTTTGCACCGGTTTATTTTTTATTCCAGGCCGATCAATGGTGGGATCCACTTGCAGTGCAGATATGAGATGATCGCACATTTGTTTTTCCATTTTCAGCATGGTCACATGACCTGCATGCAAAAGATCAAAGCTGCTGCAATTAAAACCAATCTTCACAGTTTTATTTTATAGATAAAAACGTTTTTACAATATCTTTTAAAAATCCGGACCGCCCCATTTGTCCACAGCATCAATAATGATACGAGGAACTGGTATCTGTTTTTCTATCAAATCCCTATAAAATGACATGGTGCCCTGTTTATGATTGGCTATTGCTTGCAAAATTATTTCTGGAACCACTCGATATTCCTTTTTCAAATAAATCAAAGCAATCTGAATGCTGTAAACAATGCTTTCTGTTAATTTTTTTAATGTGGACTCTGGAACTTTCTTGCCATTGTCCAAACGATCCTGGGCATAACTATATGCTGTGGCCATTTCTTGATTGATTGATTTTAGTATAATGCCAGGAATCTCTGGAACATTCAAAGAATGATATTGCATCAATTTTTTAGATAATGCCGGATCGTTGCTGATGCCTTTGTATAATGAATATAAAAATGCATTTTTATCTTTTATTAATTGCTTTAATTTCTCCATATGATGATGAACCAAAAACTCAAACAACTCATAGGCCATATTTTCATTTTCTTTCACTATTCTTTTAATAATAGGATGATTCAGCATCTGCCAATCCGCATATGCAATCATTTGTTCCAAAATTGGATGAATGTATATCGGATCTTCCAACATCACATTCCACAAATCATCTGGTATGGGCCGTTTGTTTAGCCAAAGCTTTTCCAGCAATTTTCTTGCATAATACGGATTCTTTTTTATTTGATCATATAAATTCTGCTTCACGTCCTCAATAAAGAACCGGTAGGTTTTCACAAAAATGTTCCGCCCTTTCCTCCTCGTTTCTTTTTGTTTGCAACAGCATTTTGCAATTGTTTGCTGGTGCTAATGATTTGATGCAAACTGTCTGGTGCACTTAAATTTAAATTGCGGTAATGCTTTTCCAAATCGATTGCCAAATCAGGGCGACTTGCCAAACCTTTTATCAAAATTTCTGGAGCTTTCTTTTTGTCATATTTTATAATATAATATAAAAATCCATATGCCACTTCTGGATCACCTGCTATTCCATTCAATATGATTTCAGGAATAGGCACTGCTTTGGCCCTGCGTATGCTCACCTCTTTTCCATCCACATTTTTATGATACTGGCTTACATTGCTCATGCTCAAATGACTTGCAAAACGTTCTGAAGTTTTTGGATCGTTGCTTATGCTTTGTAAAATAACTTCTGGTACTTTATCTCCTTTATCCACCACCAATTTGGCATATTGCTCGGATTTGGATGGTTGAAGGGCAATAACCTTTAGATATTTTTCTTCTGGTTCCACATCATTCATTTTCAAATTATATGCAAAAACAGTACTTTCAAAAGGAGAGGATAATATAACGTCCTGAATTTGTTGAGGCACAGGACGACCTCTTAATGCCAGCTTTGTTGCATAAATCAAACGATGATTTCGGCTGGTTTCTCCTGGTTCCAGCAATTTACCTAGATATTGCTGTTGAAAGCCACCTTCTTCACCCAACAATAGTTTTTTGTAAAAAGCAAATGTCACCCAATTATTTACAATTTACCAATGATGCAGAGCATTAACAATCAGCACAATATTTGCAATAACACCCAATATTACAATAAAGTATTCAAACAATTTTGGACTCATGTTTTTTCAAAAAATGATTTGCAGCTGCCAATGATTCAAATGTAACCAGCAATTTCTTTTTAATATTGATACGTTTTCCCTCTTCCAAAAGCACCTGCTGGGTTTGTTCATATATACCCCATAACTGCATAAGATTTCCATATTCGTCTTTTATTTGTTCTATATGTTTCATTTTTAGGTTACTCCTTTATATCGTTGTTGAAAGTTTTTTTTATCATGATTATCGAATTGTATATGTTGTTGATGGTGTGTCAACAGTTGTATTTACTTTTTTACCATCACAAAAAAAATTTTTACGTGTTCAACTCTAAATAAAAATGTATCGAAAAAAATTCTTTCGAATCAAAAGAAAAAATATTGATTTGACGAATTGTGTGGTACAACTAAATGACTACTCTATCCATGAAACAAATTCTCGTAAAGAAAAGAAACGGCAAGTCGGAAAAATTTGACCTGACCAAAATCACCAAGGTAATTGAATGGGCAATCAATGGTTATACAGGTGTCAGTCCCAGCGATATTGAAATCAATGCAAACATAAACTTTCATGATGGCATCAGTACCGAGGAAATTCACAAATTGATCATCGAAAGTGCTGCTAATCTTATCAGCGTTGAACATCCAAATTATCAGTTTGTGGCAGGACGTTTGCTAAATTATCAACTTCGAAAAGATGTTTGGGGAGGAAAACATCCACCCCGTTTGAAGGATTTTATGCATGTCGGTGTAAAAAAGAAAATTTATGATCCGGTCATTCTGGAAAAATATAGTGATATTGAAATCAACAAAATCGGAGAAGATATCGATCATGATCGGGATTATCTTTTCACGTATGCTGGCATCAAACAGCTTTGTGACAAATATCTGATCAAAGATCGGGTGAGTGGAGAAATCCACGAAACTCCCCAGTTTGCTTATATGCTGATCAGCATGACAGCATTTATGAATTATCCAGAAGAAACCCGAATGGAATATGTTCGAAGATTTTATAATGCAATCAGCAAGCACAAAATCAATTTGCCTACTCCAGTCATGGCTGGTGTTCGAACCACCAGTCGCAATTATGCCAGTTGCTGTCTCATAGGTGTGGATGACACCAAGGATAGCATAACCAGCAGTGCCACTGCCGTCAGCATGGCCACTGCTAATCGTTGTGGTATTGGAATTGATGTGAGTCGCATTCGTGCAGCAGGTTCAGCTGTGAAGAATGGTGAAGTGGTTCATACCGGTCTTATTCCATTTTTGAAGATATATGAAGCCAGTGTGAAGGCATGGCAACAAAACGGTCTTCGGGGAGGAAGTGCCACATGCAACATTCAATGGTGGCATTATGAGATTGAAGATATTGTTGTTTTGAAAAACAATGCAGGAACAGATGACAATCGTGTTCGCAAATTGGATTATACAGTTGGCATGAGCAAAATGTTTTATGAAAGGGTACGCAACAATGAGGATGTGACACTTTTCAGTCCGCATGAAGTACCTGAACTTTTTGAAGCTTGGGGAACGGACAGTTTTGATAAAGTTTACAAGGAATGTGAAAGTCGTCGATTAAAGATAAAAAAGAAGATCAATGCCAGAAAGCTTTTTGGTACGATTATAAAAGAACGGGTGGAAACAGGAAGAATTTATATTTTAAATGTGGATAATGCAAATGAACATGGTGCATGGCTGGACAAGATCACCATGAGCAATCTTTGTACAGAAGTCATTCATCCCACCATTCCTATGCGGGATTATCATGATCCTGAAGCTGAAATAGGAATGTGTATTCTCAGTGCCATTAACATGCTGGAAATAAAAAACTGGAATGAACTGGAAAGGGTTTGTGATTTGACTGTCAGATTTTTAGAGGAGGTTATTGATTTGCAGGATTACTTCAATATTGCTGCCAAGAACTTTGCAAGCAAACGCCGGAGTCTTGGTATTGGAATTACCAATCTTGCTGCATTTCTGGCAAAGCATGAAGTGAATTATGATGATGAAAAAGCCATTCCTTTGTTGGATGAATGGATGGAATATTTCCAATATTATCTTTTGAAAAGCAGCAACAAGCTGGCAGAAGAACGGGGTTCTTGTGAAAAGTTTAATCACACAAAATACAGCAAAGGAATATTGCCAATTGATACATTCAAAGACAGCATTAAAAGTTTGACTAAGCGTAAGCTTTCATGTGATTGGGATCGTTTGCGAAAAGACATAGAAAAATACGGGTTGCGTCACAGTACACTCAGCAGTTGCATGCCGTGTGAAAGTAGTAGCGTGATACAATCCAGCACAAATGGTGTTGAACCTATTCGTTCATTAATCACATATAAAATGAGCAAAATGGGAAAACTGCCTGTGCTTGTTCCTGGAATAGGAAAATATGAAAAGAATTATCAACTGGCTTATGATCTTAGGAGCAATAAAGGTTTGCTTAACATTAATGCAATTATTCAAAAATACATAGACATGGCCATAAGCACCAATGTTTATTACAATTACAGCCATTATGAAAATAATGTTCTTCCTGATGCAATAGTCATGAAGGAAATCATGTATGCTTACAGTCTTGGGTTAATCAGTCTTTATTATAACAATACAGATGACGGAGATAAAGAACAGTTGATGAATCAAAAAGAAGACCGGGATTGTAGCAGCGGTGCTTGCAAATTATAATCCTGCTGATATAAATAAAACCAATGAAAAGCGTTCTTAATCTTAAAAATGTAGATACCACCAAGCAACCTTTGTTTCTTGGTGAAGATCTGAATTTGCAAAGATATGATCGTTTCAAATATCCCATATTTTTCGAATTGTTTAAAAAGCAAAATGAAAACTTTTGGTGGCCACATGAAATCACATTGGCCAAGGATCGTAGCGATTACAAGGATTTGACAGACACAGAACGTTTTGTTTTTGATAGCAATCTAAGATTTCAAACACTAGGAGACAGCATGCTTTCCAGAAGTATCCATTCATTAAAGGAATATGTCAGCAATCCTGAATTGGAAATATGCATGAACACATGGGCGCAGTTTGAAGGAATACACAGTTATAGCTACAGTTATTTGCTCAATAATGTATATCCAGATCCAACTGAATTCTTTGACAGCATCATGGAAGATAAGGAAATTGTATCCCGGGCTGAATTGATCCGGAATAATTTTGATAAAATTCTTGGTGATGATGATAAAAAAGATAATAAACAAAAAATATTTGATTGTATTCTTTCAGTTAATGTAATGGAAGGTTTGGTATTCTATGTGAGCTTTGCTTGTAGCTTTTATTTTGGGTACAGGGGAAAAATGGAAGGTAATGCCAAAATCATAAAGTTTATTCAACGAGACGAAGCTTTGCATTTCGGCGTTACCCAGAATCTTATTAAAATATTAAGGGATGAAGAAAAGGAAGGATTTACAAGTATTGTTAAAAAGAGTGAAGATAAAATTTATGCATTCTATGAACAGGCCGCAAAAAATGAAATGGAATGGGCAAATTATCTTTTCAGTAAAGGAAATCTTCTGGGTCTAAATGCTGAAGTTATCAGTGGATACAGCAAATGGCTTTGTGATAATCGTCTTCGTTCTATAGGATATAAAAAGATTTTTAATCAAAAAGAAAATCCATTATCAGGTTGGTTGGATAGTTATATGGATAGCAGCAAGGTTCAAGTGGCCCCGCAAGAAACAGAAATCAGCAGCTACAAGGTTGGTGCCAGGAAAACAGATGTGAGCGATGACGATTTTGCAGATATTAAACTTTAATATATAAAGTTATTTTATTATTCTTTTTGAATCAATTATAAAATCCAAAAAAAGATCATATATTTTATTCAAACAATAGTTTGATTTGATGCTGGCTTTGGCATCCCGGTCCACATCCTCAATGGTGGCACTAAAAGCGTTACTGTATTTTTTTATAAATTCTTTATATTCACTATCTGATTTTTTAAAAAAGCTCATTTTGTATTGAAGGTTTCAAGCATTTCTCCGAATGCTTTATTGAATTTCAGTATGCTTTGTTGACCTTTTTCATAAGGTTCTTGGTAATATTTGTTTTTTAAAGAATTCAAATTGGGTTGTTCTTCCATAAGACGTTCCAAATATGATTGTAATAATAGAATCACACCATAATCATAATTGTCATATTCAATTGTCTTCTTCATTTTTTTATTTTATTAAAACAGTCTCTGGGCATTTTAAACATGCGCAAAGCTTTATTATAAGCTATATATGCTTCTTTTCTGGTGATAAAACATCCCAGATGATATTTTTTCCTATTAATTTGTATTTGGGATATCCAAATACCTTTTGATTTGTGAAAATGTGCTCCTCTTTGTTTTTTTCTATTAATGTTTTGTAAAGTTTTATTAGCAATTCTTAAATTTTTTAATCGATTATCAGATCTATTTCCATTAATATGATCAATCGTATAAGGCAAACGAGGAAGAAATCCATGCATCATATAAAATGCTACATGATGCGTTTGATAGTTTTGACCACAAACTTTAATGGTTGAATAACCAGAAGAATTCAATGTCTTAATAGGATACATTATTTTATTATTAAAAAAATTACATATACGACAAATTTTACCTGTATCGGGATTATAAAAATAATTGTTTAACAAATAATCCCGATCCACATTCTTTTCCAAAGATAGTCTTTTCACAACCCTTATTTTACAGGTTGCCAAGGAAAATCAATTTATTTTAAATACTTTCTTTGTCGTATTTGTCAGCACTATCCTGAATTTTTTTATAAATGCTGGGAAGTGTTTTTCCACCTTTTATCATTTTATATCGGGCAGTAAATGCATATGATGCAGTGCCATTTTTGGCAATTGTATCTATAATTTCCTGTGGAATCTGTTTATTTTGAGACAAAAGCATATTACTGACAATAACAAGAGAGCTTGGATTGGTTAATTGAAGCACATCTTTTCCAGGCAATTCACCAGTGGAATTCACATAGGCCATAACATATTTTGACGCATTTTCAGATCTTTCTGCATCAACGCTTTTATAAGTAGATATTTTTCCTTTTACAATTCCATTCTCCAGGATGTCCAGAATTTTTTTATCTTTTTCGTGTATTTTTATAAATTTTATTCCATATGATGCTGCGAGAGATGAATCTCTTGCCAATGAATTTATTATTTCCAAAGGAGCAACCTTTTGTGCTGCATCAAGTATACCATTAGCAAAATTAAAACTTTGATCCTTATCTTTTTTTATAATATCTAATATTTTTTGTGAAACCTTTCCATCATTGGAGACTACTATTGTTGCATATTCGGTAGCAGCTACAGGAAATTGGGCAAATGAATCTTCTACACTAGCAGGAATTGGTCTTTCGTTTTGAGCTAGAACCTTTACATATCGAAGGGAATAATTCGGATCGTTTAGAATTTTTTGCAACAATTGTTTTTTAATGATAGGTTCGTTTGATTGTTCTTCATCTTCATCAAATGATAATCCTGCAAATGGTGATTTTTGTATGCTTTTTAAAACCCTGTCGGGTATTTGTTGATTATGTTTTTTATAATATTTTGCAATATAATATGAATTTTTAGGATTTGTAACAATTTTATTCAACAATAGTTCAGGCACAGATTGGCCCACCAAAATGTAATCACCCATGGCCAATTCCAAAGCAAAATTAGATCCTGCCACAGGTTCACTAACAATTGATTTCAGAATAATATCCGGAACTGATTTTCCTTGGGAACGCATGCGTCGGGCAAAACGCATGGCCACATAAGGATCTTTTGCTATGCTATCAAGCAGATCCTGTTGTGTATCATTTTTCATCTTTTTCTATCAAATCGTCCAAATAAAGAAAATATTGGAATGCAGCTTCAGCACTTTTTTGAATTTGTTTTTCAAAAACCTTTTTTTCATTTTCTTTAAGATCCTGAAATATTTTCGAATCAAAATCTTCAACAACCTTCAAATATTCATTGCGAAGATTTTTATCAAGAGTTTTCCACGCATCAAAAGGAAGTTTAGCACCACCTTGTTGTATGAATTCTTCTTTTTCAGGATATTTCAAACTGTTGAAAGTATTTGCATCAAAGTCATTCGCCAATTCATTAAATTTTTCGATTTTGCTTTTTTCGTCCCGAGTTAAAGGTTTTGCAGTTATAATTTTGTCAAAAGCAGGTTTCAATTCTGGAAATTCTTTGATTGCCTGTTCTTTGGTAACTCTTGTTGTTCCATGACCCTGACTACCATTATCTGCCCATGTCCAGTTATATTCACCTTTAGGCAAAGCATCAATGACCATCAAATGTGCAGGATCAATATAATCATTATTCTTTTTTTCATCAGTGCGTTTTTTCAAACGAACAAAATAAAAACTGGATTGATCTCTTAAACGATAACTCGAATAAAGATTTCCTGATCCGGGACGGCTGATACAAAAACTATAATTGCTTCCTAGTTTTACACATTTGGCCCGATTCTCTGCACCAAAAACTTTGATGTTTTCGTCCTCGTAAAGAGGTTTCTCCGCATCACCAACCTCTTCAGGCATGGAAAGATTGACCTTTGTTTCCATTGCATCAATTGCATGTTCCATTTCGCTGAATGATTTGAAACGAGTTATGTCTTCTATACGGTTACGCTTTTTCAGTTCCAAAAACTTTTTATAATATTCGGATAAGACATCCAAATTTTGTGTTTCATTAAAGAATTTTGCCAATTTAAGAACATGTCCTTTGCTTGTTGTTTTATCCATTTCAAGCAGTTTGGCCGCTATCTTTTCATTTTTATTCTGTAAAAGGTTAAGAATATTTTCCAACGTAACCTTCTCTGTCAGAGTAAGATATTTTTCAAAAATAAGTTGCTGATCACGACCAAAAGGCATACAACTATTTATAAAATAATCAAGCCATAAATCAACAACAGAAACCCATGTTTTATAAATAATATTATGCTGAATAACGAAATTGATCTTATTTTGGAAAAATATAAGACAGTTAAAGCTACTGATGAAGATGCTATTGATGTAAAAAAATCCGATTTAAACAAAGACGGAAAACTTAGCGATTATGAAATTGCCAGGGGAAAAGCCATAGATAAAGCCACTGGCGGTGATGGAAAGCTTGCAGACGAATCTGAAGAAACCAAAACAGAAAAAGCTCCTGATTTATTGTCAAAACAAAAAAAGAGATTGGATAGTTTTGAAAAATATAAACTTAGCCAAGCCAAACGTTATTTAAAAAATATAAAAACTTTTAACAAAATAATGAGTCATATGAGCGGAATCAACGAAAAAGATGCTCGTAAATGTATTAAAAAATACAGTTGATAAAGCTGTTGGTTTGATAATTATCTATATGAATAAAGTACTCACACTCGTATCGGTATTGATGCTTGCAGCCACCTTGTCTTATGCAGACAATGGTACCACCGATTCGGATGAAGTGACAGCAGAAGGCGCTTTCTTGGCCACAGCCGATCTTTTGGTTGTGCGTCCTCTTGGCGTTGCAGGAACCGTCGCTGGTTTCGGTCTTTTTGCCGTTGCATCTCCGTTTCTGGCAATGGCTGATGAAGTAGAATCCGGTTATGATGTTCTGGTTGCCAAGCCCGGTGAATATACCTTTCACCGTGATCTAGGCGATTTCAATCAGTAATATCAGTCTAAAAGAAAATACCCAGATGGCAAAAAACCATCTGGGTATTTTTTTATATAAGGACTATTACAGATACTAGTTTATGCGTTTGGTACGTTTCTTTTTCTTAGAGGCAGCCGTGAAATTTTCCAATGCTTTTACTGCGCCAATTTCAAAATATTGATCTTCTGTGATTACACTGCGACCATAATCAGTGATGGTTTTTTGTTCTTCGGGTGTCACACTATCAAAATCAACCCGATACATTGTTATTTTTTTAATTTTGCCAACTTTCATTTTGCTTCCTCCAGTTCTTTTATTTTGTTTTTTGCTTCTTCTAATGTTTGGTATGACCATCCAAAATCTCCCCATTGACTGTCACAAGGATAAACTTCAGAAGGTGGAATTTTTGTTCCCATGATTTCATAACCGTTATGTGATTTTATAATGATGGCTTCATATGTCAAGCTTCCATATTCTACATTTTTTTGTGTATAAATTGCCAAATTACCTTTTCGGTAAATTTGATCGTATTGAAATTTCTTACGCTCAAAACTCTTTTCAAGTATTTTCATTAGAGTATTTTATATAAACAGAAATAAAATCAAGATTTAATTATTTTTCAAATAATTATCTATTACAATTTCATTGTTTTTTAAAAAAGCACTATCACTAGGAATATCCAATTTGTTTATGGCTTTATTAAAAGGAAAAAATTCTGCCCTAGGATTGTTTCTGTCCAAAGGTTGAAGTTTTTGATTTTCCACTTGAAACAAATACATAAATACCATTCTCTTTTTTCCTTTGCGTGTGGGTCGATAATATTGTCCTAAAGATCTGATAGGATAAAGAGAACGTATGCCCGTTTCTTCTTTTATCTCCCGCACAGCCGCACTCATAGGTGATTCACCATCATCTATTCCACCTTTAGGAAAACTCCACGAACCATCCCGTTCTTGCACAAGAACGATGTTTTTGTTCTTATCGAAAAGAATACCACCGGCACTCCGGCGTTTTGCAATTTTAACAACTTCCGAAAAATTCGGAAAATTCATTTATTTCTTGCTTTTTTTAGTTTTCTTTTTTGTGGACTTTTTGACTGTCTTTTTAACAGGTGCTTCATCAATGAAATAATCATTGTCGATTAATTCTTTTTTAGAAGGAATCAGTGCGAGAACAGCATTTTTCAGATCTTCGATCTTCCAAACGATAGTCCAACGAACTGTGTCAGCAAGATTAGCCAAGTCATTTAATATTTTCATATTATATATTATTTAATGTTTATCTACCTTTTTAATAATATCATCCGCAATTTGTTTACGATCAATATTTTGCGAAACAAAATCTATGAAGTTATTCTTTTCTTCTTCAATTTGATCATTGGAAACATCTGGTATCAATTGCCCAAGTTTTGCATAGTATGAAGGGTTTTCCAATATATTGAAAAAGGTCGCGGTGTCACCTTCTTCAAAAACATCAAGAAGAGAATCGAAAGGAATGATCAATTGATTCTTTCTTCCTTTTTTATTGAAAATAATTCCTCGGCTTTTAAAAGTATCAAGCACTGTATTTTTCAAATATTGAGATGCCGTTTTTTTGATATGGCTATTCAAAACATTTCTGCAAATACTATAAAATTCATCAGATGATTCTGGATTTTCACCAATATCCGAAAACACTCGTTCTGTATTTTGTTTTTGTTTTGGACTTAAAATACTGTTTAAAACAAACGGAACCATTTCTTGATCTTCGTTGCCATCAAAAAATACACTGACAGGGTTGTAAAGAAATCCCTGAATTACCCTGTTAATTCCATAATTGTAAAAATCTTCAAGAAATTCATCTGTTTCATTTTTGATTATTGTCAATTCCAATCCTTCATCTGTGAATATTGCCTGGTTATCAAAAGCTTTTGAAAGAATACCTAATCCTTTGTTTAATCTTCCCAGATCCAATTGTCCTTGAACAACCATGGTGATAATGTTTCGAGCAGAAAGATTCTGGAAAAATTCATCTGGTTCTTTATCCAGTATATCCAATCCACCTGTTAACAATTTTGCTTTTCTCAAATCGTTTTCATCCGGATCTGTTTTTTCATAATCATCCAATATGACTTTTCCTATGACAGGATGATTGCTAAAAAATTCAAAAACATCAATAGATCGATCATCCGAGTCCATGTATTGACCACTGGGAAAATGAAATTGATATTTGGTCAATTCACCTTTGTTTTTGATGAATACAATATAAAGAGGACCGTCCTTGGTATATGAATCATAATATGTATTATTATCACTTCGAGCAGCCGTACACCAACGGGTATTGTTTCCTAGACTTTGTGATGCCGAAAGTGTCAAAGGAACACCTACGAAATATTGGCTATTATCCAAAAGAATTCGCACTTTGCTTTTGTCTTTAATATCTTCTTCCTGATGTTTTGGAATGAAAGGTTTGATGATATAAAAAAGAGTATTGAAATCAGGAACTTGATTGATATCTCGCACATTCTTTTTATTCAAGGATACCTTGTTTTTGTTTTTGTCGTAAATTTTCAGATCGCTGTTTAGTTTGTAGAGATCTTCATTCATGAAACGACGAATATGATTGATGGTTTTTCCTGCGCCTTCACCTTTTTCATCAAACTTTTTCAAAAATGTTTTAAGAATCCATTCACTATATTGACCGGCATAACCCGCACCCTTTTCAATATCAACTTTACTGAAAGGATCTGCTCCTATCAGATTGTCTATGGTTTCACTCAGAAATTCCAGATAAGTTTTGTATTTGGGATTTGTTTCTGTTCCTTTTTTGAAGTCTTCATAATTGCTGGGCAGATTGCTTTCTTCTGGCCATATGTGCAAAAGCTTGGCGTAAAATAATGGAAGATATTTGTTTTTTAAGAATTCCAAACGATCCACATTTTCCCGCAATATGTTTCGCTCATAGCTTTCCTTTATATTTTGTAAATCCCCACGCATACTTGTTATTATTTATAAAATTATAGTTTTGTCAACACTAAAGACTAGGTTGCATGCTTCCACTAGCTGCAGGCAAAAATGCGGTGTTGGGCATGGTGGTTGCATCAAATCCTCTATTCTTTACAAAATACTTGAATGGCACGATTTTGCGCTTCTTTTTTGACTTTTTCACACAACTATTTACAATAGTTAAATACAGTTATGTCAGAATCTTATCAGCCATATTCACGCAGCAATTCTGGATATAATCCATTTAATGCGTTTTATTATTATACCCACAGATTCAAACAGCAACCATTGGTTTTTAAACTCAACAACATATTGGTGGATGAAACTATTGTTCAAAAATTGGAAAAGAAAAAGGCTGAAAAAATATTCGATAGTAAAATGGATTATCGTAGCAAAAAAAATGATAAAAGGGACATTTTTACAACCCAGATTTACTATGTTTACAAAGATGCATTGGTTTGTTTGGATTGCACAAAAGATGACGATGATGATTATATACCTTCAACTGCAAACAATGAAACGTTTGAGGAAAAGATGCAGAACAAAAGTTTTTGGGTGCAGATTTTATATACGGACATTACTACATTGGAAGAAATTAGAGGAATGTTTGAATACAAAGAAAACATTAAAAAAGGAAATGTGTTTTTGATTTGTCAGGATGGAATTGAAGGAACATATCTGAAAAAATTTGATATTAAACTTCCAAACAATGATATTGATATTGAATTGAATTATGGAAAAGAATTTGTAAAAAAATATGATAATATTTTGCAAAAATTAAGAAATGATAAAAAAAGCGGATTAGTTCTTTTTTCAGGAGTTCCAGGAAGTGGTAAAACAACAATTGTTAAAAATTTGGCAATGAATATTGATAAAAAGATTATTTTTGTTCCACCCGGCACTGTAGATATTATCACAACACCTGGATTTTTGAATTTTATGCTGGATCATAAAAACAGCATTTTGCTTATTGAAGATGCTGAAAAAGTGATACGGAGCAGGGAAGGTGAAGGAAGCAATCCTGAAGGGGTAAGCAATATTTTGAATCTTACAGATGGTTTTCTTGGAGATTGCTTAAATCTCTTTATCATAGCAACTTTCAATACTCCCCGTGAAAAAATAGACAAGGCTCTTATCCGAAAAGGTCGTCTTGTGGCAGAACATCATTTTGATGAATTAACAGCAGATCAAGCCAATATTATTTTGCAAAAAATAGGAAGCAAAAGAAAAGCGGATAAAAACATGACTCTTGCCGAAATATATAATGAAGAGGGTGGTATGGAGGAAAAGTCACAAGAAAAAGAAAAGAAAAGGATTGGTTTTTAATATAAAATAATGTTGCCGTTGGAATAAATAATAAAAGAATGGCACTCAAAAATTTTACCCAATTTACCCCCCAAACAGTCCTATCCGCAACTGACTTTGTCGTAGGTTATCGTGCACTAGATGAAATTCGTACAGATCTGGACAGTTTAACAGTTGCTATAAGCGGTCTTCTCATAAGCAAAGGATTCACACCAGGTGGAAGTTTGGGTAGTGTTCGCCGTGTAAGTTATCGTTATACAATTGGAACTGGAAGTCCGGTAAATGCAGTCAGCGGTGCAGATGATTTTGGTTTAACACTAACATATTCTCCTGGACAAATTGAAGTTTATCGGAACGGTGCTCACCTTATTGAAGGTTTAGACTTTCTCGCCACTAACAGCACACAAGTAAGAAATCTTAGCACATTGAATGTCGGGGACAGCGTTGAAATTGTTGCTCTCAGTGCAACTGGTGTATCAGTCAATCAAACATTAACCGGTTCTGGTGCTATCATTCAATCAAATTATCGTTATACAGTTCCCACAACCATTGCCAACGGTGCAACAATAATAACAGGAAATGATGATTTCGGTTCATCTCTTCGTTATGCTGCACCTAATCTTGCAGTGTATCTTAACGGTTCTCATCTTGTAAACAGCTATGATTTTACCGCTACTGATGGTTTCAATATCACATTGAATGAACCAGTTGCCACAGGCGACGTGGTGGATGTGCAAACACTCAGTTCAGTTGGTACCGGTGCTGTTTATGGTTTGAGTGCTTTTGCAGGAGTGAGCCGTATTGTTGCTCAAAATGGTGTGGCCACAAGTTCAACAGGTGGTCTTGGTGTTGTAACACTCAGTGCAGATATTCAAGGTCGTACTCTTAAAGCATCACCTGCAGCAGGCGATGAAGTAATGATTTATGATTCGGTTGCAAAAGACAATAAAAAGACAACAGTAGCCACACTCACAAGCTTGGCTGCTTATGTTTCAGAAGGTGTTATTGCCACACGTCAAAACAATCAATATATAAGTTATGGAGCCGGAGTATTCGCAACCATAGCTCTTACAGGTGCAGATCTTTTTGATAGTGCTGGATATCATGATCCTGCTTCCAATAATTCCCGTATAACCATACCATCCGGAAAAGCAGGTAATTATCTTATTGTTGCTAACGCAGCAACATTAAACAATCAAGCATATTATCAATCAAATCTTAGAATTATCAAAAATGGAGTAACAGCAGTTCCTGTTGCTCAATCTTCTTCAACAGTTGCAACTAACGGAATTAATGCTCACATGAGTGTAACTGCCCTTACAGGATTGGGTGAAGGAGAATATGTTGAAATGCAGGTGAATCAAGAACAAGCTTATAGTGGTGAAAGCAGCCAAGCATTTAATGTAAGATTTGCAGCATTTAAATTATAAAATTTATGGACAAAATACTTCTAGCCCTTCAACGCAAATATCCCAACATCAAAGCTGGGGATTATGAACTTGTTTTGTCGCCTTATAATAACCAATATATTGTAACAAAATGGTTGCTAAATGATGCACCTCCATCATCTTCGGAAATTTATAATTTGTTATCACAAGATGAAACAAATTTTAAATGGGCTGTAATACGGGAAAAAAGGAATCGTCTGTTACAAGAGAGTGATTGGACTCAAAGTGCGGATAGTCCTGTAAATCGCCAGACATGGGCAGAATATCGTCAAAAACTCCGGGATATAACAGAAGCATTTCCTTCTCCTGATGATGTTGTTTGGCCCACACCTCCTGGTCAATAATTATAAAAATCCTTCAGTGTTTCTGAAGCAGGTTTTGAATAAATAAATTATATGCCTATTACTCTTGCATTATCTGGTGCAAAAATGGCCCGGGATCTGGGCGTTACCCGTGATTTTTTATCATCTAACGTAGCTGCAACCAGCAAGATACAACAAGTAGCTAGTGACCGATTTTTGGGTCGTAATATGTCAGCAGGCACTGGCAACTCACAACAAGTACAACCTTGGTATGATGTACAGGTTCCAGATTGGACAACTGGGGCACATATAACCAACTGGAGTACTTTGCAATATTATCTGAGCAGTGTGGCCGCAACAAATAACAAATCAAACACCGACATAACTTTGCGATATTTTGGACCACAAATAACACCCAGTTTGGGTAATGGTGCACTTTACGCAGGAGTGTTGGCTCCTAACGGAAAAATATATTATCCAGGAACTAACAGCAGTATATTCTGTGTGTTAGACCCAAATACTGAAACATTTTCCACTTATGCTGGATTTGCTGGAGTTGTTGGAGAATCATATGGAGGTGTATTGGCTCCCAACGGAAAAATATATTGCACACCCGGAAATAGTTCACTTCTTAAAGTCATTGATCCTTCCAACAATACAGTAACTGTTATAAACAGCACTTTTCCAAAAGGACCAGATAATACTAATGTTTATTACATTGGATATCAAGGAGGTGTTCTTGCTCCGAATGGTAAAATTTATTTCATACCTAATTGGATAAACAGCAATACCAGCACAAGAAACACTATTATGCGGGTTGTGGATCCCACCAATGATACTGTTTCCAGCATAAATGGTGTGTACGGTGGTCATATATCAGGTTGTGTGGCTCCTAATGGTAAAATCTATTGTGCTCCAACCAATTATAGCGTCATAAGCATCATAGATCCTTCCACGTCAACTGTGAGCAGTATTTTTGCACCAGGCACAAGTGGAACAGGATTTGCATTAGCTCCTAATGGAAAATTATATAGCATATCATCTGTTACTGGTAATAGTTTTCTGGTGGTGAATCCTGCCACAGACACATGTACAACTTATCCTGCTGTTGTGGGTTATATTGGACAAGTGTTGGGTCCGGATGGAAGAATATATGGAGTAAATTATAATGCATCAACTGGAACATTTGTTGGTATAATTGATCCAGACACAGACACATTCACGACCCTTTCCAATGTGGGAATCAGCATGGTAAATGCCAGCTATACAACTGGGTTGCTTCATCCTAATGGAAAAATTTATTTTGGACCTCATGTTTCTGCATCATCGTCTCTCCCGTTTTTAAGTTTAAATTTTAATACAAACAATAATTTTAATAAAAACGTTTGCGTTAGTCCATTTTATAACAAAGCTTAATAAGTAATTTTATGCATATAACCCCCGAATTATCCGCTGCTAAGATGAGACGCAATTTAGGTGTAACCACCGTAAAATTCGCGAATATTAGTGTCACCACTGATAATATACAATTAAATAATAATTGGAATTTAAACGTAGCCACAAACCCCAATTTCAATAAAAATTAAATAAAAACATGAGCAACGCAACAGATCTGGCAAAAATGGCACGAGATAACGGAATAGAAACCCGTAAACTCGCGGATAATTCTTTTAGCACCGACAAAATTTTTCAAATAGGGCAAGGAGAATTTATAGGCCGGAATAATCTGCAAACTGGAAATGGAAACGTAACCCCTACACAAAGCTTTCCAGATATTAGTCTGACCAGTCCTCTGAGCGCACCCTTCAATGCTACCACAGCATGGAGCAGTTTGAGTGCATATATTAATCAGGTTGTTGCTACGAATACAAGTCCAGCCACTGCAGTTTATTTTGAATATTTTGGTAGTTTTTCTGGTACTCAATCTCTTAATGGTGGTGTATTGGCTCCTAATGGAAATATATATTGTGCTCCTTATGATGGAAATGTTTGTGTCATTATAAATCCAAATAATAACACAACAAGTACATTTGGTTCTTTCCCTGCTGCATTTGTAGGAGGAAATAAATATAGTGGTGGTGTATGTGCTCCTAACGGAAAAATATATTTTACTCCTGGAAGAAATAGTATTGCAGTTGTAATAGATCCATCAAATAATACTGTAACAAATTTTGGAACTTTGCCTCCTGCGGTAGCATCAGATAATTATGTTACAAGTGTCGTTGCACCCAACGGAAAAATATATATGATTCCTTATGATGCAACCGTGTTTGCTTATATTGATCCATCAAACAATAGCGTAACAACATTTGGAAATGCACCAGCTACCGGAAATAAATTTGCAACAGGTGTTTTGGCTCCTAATGGAAAAATTTATTGCATTCCTAGAAATTTAACTGTTGTATATATTATTGATCCAAGTAATAATACAGTTTCTAGTTTTGGAACTTTTATAAACTTAGCAGACAGTTATGGAGCAGCTGTATTGGCACCTAACGGAAAAATTTATTGCATTCCTACAGCTACCACAATATGCACTTTAATAGATCCGAATAATAACACAATAACAACATTTGGAAATTTTTCAGCGAGTGGCGGTACTCTTAAGTTTGGTGGTGGAACTTTAATGTCTAATGGCAAAATACTCTGTGTACCTTATTACGCAACATTAGCTTCTGTAATTGATCCGTCAAATAATACAATTTTAACTTTTGGATCATTTGCTGGAGGATCCACACCTACAAATGCAGATTATATAGGAGGTATACAGGCTCCGAATGGAAAAATATATCTGATTCCTCATAATGCATCACAAGCATTAGCATTGATTCCTCAAGTAAATAATAATTTTAATATAAATTTTTGTCTTAGTCCTTTCTATAACAGAAGTTAAATAATTTTATGCCAATAACCCCCGCACTTTCCGCTGCCAAGATGAGACGCAATTTAGGTGTACCCACCGTCAAATTGGCGAATAATAGCGTCACAACCGATAAGATTCAGCAATTACAGGACAGCCGTTTTCTGGGTCGTACCAGCAGCGGAACAGGAAATGCAGAACAGGTAAACCAGTTTCTACACATGCAAGTTCCGGGTTGGACAAATGGTGCATCATATACAAATTTTTCAAGCATAAGTTCACACATTAAAGGTTTGCAATTAAGCAATAAAAATATTTCTATTAGTGCCGCAACATTTGAAATTTATGGTTCTGGTGCATTTCCAGGAACAAGTGCATTTACTGGTGGAACAATTGCACCGAATGGAAAAATATATCTTGCACCTTATACGGCTACAGTTGGTTATGTTATAAATCCTTCAGATAATACCATAGGTACGTTTGGACCTATTCAAGCAAATGCTAGTGGGAAATATCAAGGAAGTGTGTTGGCACCTAACGGTAAAATATATTGTATTCCTGATGGTAATACAGCTGTAGCAATATTGGATCCAAGTAATAATACAGTCTCAAGCATAATAGGACCTGTAGGATCCGACAAATGTGCAGGAGGTGCATTAGGTTCAAGCGGAAAAATATATTGTTTTCCTACAAATATTAATAATTTTATATTTGTTATAAATCCCGCGAATGACACAATCAGTAGCATTTCATTGCCATCAACAGGAGGATATGCTCGAGCAATTACATTACGAAATGGAAGAGTATTTAGCTCTCCTATTCCAGGATACGGAATAACTTTGATGCGGGTTGTTGATCCTTCTGATGATAGTGTCAGCAGTTATGCCATAACAGATACTTCCTTAATTGCAGGTTCCTTTACATCTGAACAAGCACAAAATGGAAAAATACTACTTGTTCCTAGTAATGGTAATGTAATAGGTGTCATTGATCCCGATAATAATTTTGCAATAAGCACTTATTCAACTGGAGGATTGAATGGTTGCCAACATCCAACAAAATTAGCTAATGGAAAAATTTTCACAACATCTGGTTCTCAAACATTGATTGCTTGGATCGATCCAGATGA